TTTTGTTATTATAATTATTTTTTTTATTTTAAAGTGAAAAAGCCGCTTCCAATAAATTAAAAGTACCAACCACATTAGCATATATGAAGGGCTTTGGTGTCTTAATACTGTTATCAACGTGCGTCTCGGCAGCAAAATGCACAATGACATCAGGTCTAGTTTTCTTTAAAAATATCGTAGTTTGCTTGCTATCACTTATATCTACCTGCTTAAAGGTTATTTGTTTTGACTTGAGTAGCGGTTTAATATAACAAAGATCTGCTGCGTATGATAACTTATCAGCAATAATAATTTCATGCTTATTAGCTTTTTCGCTGTTCAGCATTTGTACGAAATTGCTACCAATAAAACCACATCCGCCGGTTACCGCAATTTTCATTATTTATTAAGATTTTTTGCAAACTCTGCAATTGTAGGTTCTAGAATTTTATCAATATGTGGGAGCCCTAGCCCCTCAGCTACCAATCTACTATCATCTAGAATACAGTTTGATCTCTGTGCAACAATATTGAGCTCAGATACATCAACTACTTTCCAGTTAGGGTTTACCACGCCATACTTAGTTAATAGTTCGGCAACTTTTTTTCCTGTGATGGGCCCAGGATTAATAACGTTAAGTGGTCCGCGAATATTGCTTACTGCTGGATTATTAACAAGCTGATAAACAAACTCATTAAAATTATCTGTATTTGTTCCGCTGTTTGGATAATCAATAATATTATCGTATTTATAAATTTTGTAAATTAAATTTTTAGGGACAAAGCGACTATTAAAAGGCATACGCACACGGAGAGTCAAAGCATCGAAATCAGCTAGATTGAGCTCGCATATATGTTTAGTTTGCGAATAAAAGCTGCTTGTCGAATTAAAAATACCAAAATTTGGTATATCTTTTTCTGTAAACATTTTTTCATAACCTGTATAGATGCAGCCTGAAGAAACATTAACTAATTTTATACTTAAATTTTCACATACTCGAGCTAAATTAAGAGGCAATGTGACGTTATAAAAAAAGCATTTTTCTTTATTTTTTTCGCATGCATCAACATTTGGTGAGCCTGTGTAACCAGAGCAATTGATGAGTATATTGCATTGTAATCGTTTGAGTGTAACGGTTAGTAAATCTGGGTTTGTGTAATTGAGATCTGCTTGTGAAAATGCAGTTATCTTGTGTTTTGATTTTTCTAAAAATGTACTTAGGCTTGATCCAATAAAACCTGTGCCAAGAATTACGATATTAAGCATACCGTATTTTATATTATAATATATTAATCTCCAGCGTCTTCCTGATGATCGTCATGATCATGACGGGGCGAAGTGCTAATAAAAAATTTGTTGAGTAGTGTTGCTAATGAATCTGCTTCTTGTTGATTATGTGCAGAGATAATTTTTACAGGCGTCCCTTCAGCATCATACCCGATAAGTATAAAACTATTTAAAAATTCTAAAACTGTTGCAGTTAGTGAATCTAAATTCTTTCTCGCTGTAGTACGCTCTTTGGCTTGATTCTTAAGAAAACTTACAAACGCCTGGCTTACTACCTCATCAATTTCTCGCTTTTCTTGACTTACCGGTAAGCTGGGTGTAGGTGTTTTCTTGAAGTCCTTTTTATTAGGCTTACCCTTCATTAATAGTATTTAATCTCTTGATGAGATATCTATTGCGGCCTGGGTAATCTTTATTATTTGTAATACCGTGCTTGACTAAGAAGTCAATAATAACTTCAATGCTATCAGTTTTGAGATTGTAGTTTTTAGGTATACGACCACCGCCATCATTAAATTCAAAAAGAATTTCATCCATCTCTGTTTTATTAGAGTAGCACGTTACAAACACTGAAGCTTCACTTGGATTTATTAAAACCGTCCAACGGCGAGGATCGCTCTTGGCGTAAATGGTAAAGATTTTTATAACAACAAAGCCGTTATCCCTTAGGCGTTTTATAAAGTAACTTGGCGTTTTGATTTTGTTTTTTGTCATAATTAATTCATAAGAGCAGATACAACAAACTTCATGTTTGAACTATTGAATGTGACATCGAATACCAATATATTCATTGATGAATTAAGTTGCACATCGAGAGTCTTAAACCTCATAGAAGAAATTATTCTAAACACTTCAAAATTCAACGGTATAGGAGTTGCTATGGCGGTTCCTGTATAATCGTCTGCCAGCATCATTCCATATGAATCAACGTTAGATCTATTCATATCAGTGAGATCCCCGCGAACGGTATTGCTTGTTGTTGAGATATAGATCTTATTTGAATCTGTTGTAATAGTACTGCCTTTAATAAGGTTCGCTATAGCTACACTTTTAAGAGTGAATTTACCATCAAATTTAATTGTATTGAGTTTCTCGAAATTTAATCTTGGAAGAGAAATGATACCATCATCATAAAGATGTATCTTGAATCTTGTATCATTTGAATTGTATCCAATATAATTATTTGCAATATTAAACTTAAGCTCTGTGTCACCGATACATGCTAACACGCGTACAAGTTTCTTGAGATCAGGTATATTTAAAGTTTTAGTTACATTAATTTTATCATCATTATAGCACGCATTTGATATAATTGTATTATCGCTTGTGGCGATGGTAGTCACGATTTTACCTGGTTCGACTTTGAAGACAGCGTTATCAGATATTTTACTTAATGGAATAAGATATTCGTTAAGTAGTTGCTCCCTATTAGAGATGCACAGGTCCATTGTGTTATTATACAGTGCTTTACACTGAAATCAAGACTTGCTTTGTGTATCTAACGCAGCAAGACGGCGGTCAATAGAATCAAGCCTATCAAAAATAAGCTTTGCGTAGTTACTATTATTAAAATCAAATTCCAATTGGTTCGGGTCATTGACAATCACCGGCTCAGTAATTTGCGGTTGTGGTCGGGAGACATTATTACGTACTACCGGTGCAGGCGTATGTGTAACATTAATACCTGCATTAACTGTATTTGTATGTGGTGAATGCGGAATTGTATCAATAATAGCTTTTGGATTTATTGTTACACCTTGAAGATTGGCATTACGTGTTGTTATTGCTCTTTCAATCTCTTTCATCGGACCAGTAACGTGCTGTCCGAGAAATTGAAGAGTGAGATTTCTTAACTCATCGGCACCAATGTTGTCATCAAATGTTGGGACATCAGACATCAGAGGTCCTTAAGGAGTTCTGATAATGTTTCGTCAGCATCAGTATCAGTTGTAGGTTTAGTAGGAGCAGCTTTTGCTTTAGCAACTGGAGCTTTAACAACAGCAGCTACTGCCTCTTTTACTACAGACTCTGCTACATCACTGTCTTCTTCGACGTCTTCACTGCAGTGGTAGTGCTTAGCGAGCAAATCTTGAACTTCTTCATAACTCTTAGCAGTTACATATTTCTCGAGATCAAAAGCACTTTCGTAAATAGCTTTATAGCTGCTTTCATCGAGATTTTCAATTTCTTTAGGAAGGGCAAACTTCGAGGATACGTAAGTAGGGTAGTCGCCTTGCTTTTCAACCTTGATCTTGAAGCTGCAACCCTTAGGAGAAAGATCAAAGATTCTAGCGCCGAGTTCAGCCGAATCTTCGCCTTCGATTGCATCCATAATAATCTTATGAAGCTGGCGACCAAAGCGTAAGATCTTTACCTTACCATTATTTTCAGAATTAACAGAATTAA